TCGATTTACCTCGGTTATTGGCTGCTGTGCCTGCTGTTACTTTGCTTTACACTTTCGTTCCGCCTACTGTTGCTAAAAATCATCCCGGTGGTACTTCTTATCACTTTGACGGCAGCCGTATTACGTGCAGCAGTGATGGTGGCACTCGTTACACTCATGAACTCTGGAATTTTTCCTCAGATAGCATCGTAGTCCACCATCTCTGGAGAGATGTCTATTATCATGTTCACCGTTTGCAAGTATCTGAAACACACCAACTAATCCTTCTCACACCTTACACTTACGCTTGGCTGGGGTGGCTCGGGGCAGGCCACGAGTTGAAACGCATTCAACCCACAGAAGAAGGACAGTTTATTGCCCTCGAGACGCATTACCCCCCGTTTGGACAATCTTATTCCATCGCCTTCAAAGGCGGTCAAACCTCTATCACGTTACCAAAACACATTGTCCAGGGCGTCATAAGCCATGCGTCCGAATACACTGGGAAATCTTTCTCATCTGCTGTCGTTGCACGTATTATCAGAGAAGACTTAGCACCTTTGCTGCGCAAGAATGTTGAATTTCCTGCTGAGAGCGAACTGCAAATTCTCGCGGAATATGCTAGGTCAAATGTACACCGTAACCTGGAGTTATCCAGCGTCGGCGCATTCCATAGAGTGCAACCAAATAAGAAATACCAGCCTGGTGTTGTAAAATACCCTATGTGCCCATTTATGGACCCCCTTCTTGCCGGGGCGTCCTATGTCAACGCGTCTACCCGTGGATCTGCCGAATGTGCTGTCAAAGAACGGCATAAGAAACCGCAGAAGAAGGCTAATCCTAAGAAAGAGTTTGAAATCAATGACACTCTCGCACGGGCCATGCGCGAATTCATTCACTTAGTCTTCGGTGGGAAGATTCTTGCACCCGCCGGCTCCTCAGAAGTGATAGAAAGGCAAGATACACCTAGCAAGAGAGAAATTCTGCGACAGGCTGAATTGACCCCGTGGACTTATATCAAAGAAACCGTGCGGTCCATCAGTTGTTTCATCAAGGCCGAGAGATACGCCAAATCTAAACCACCCCGAATAATCTCTACCCTTGAGCCCGCGGTAAAAATCGACTATTCCCGCTACACCATAC